GTTACTACATAATTATTGTCAGCCATGGGTGTATCAAAAATCACTGTCGCAGATACATCACCTTTAGATGGTACTACACTGGGCATGGCAATGGTGCCAGCTTTTAAGTATGTTAAATTGCTATTTACCGTATTAAGCGCTGCCGTCAAATTCGCTCCTGCGGACAGCTCCGTACCCATTCCGATCCGCTCTGTTAGCTTATGTACATATGCGGATGTTGGGATTTTATTGGAGTCGTCAGCGTCCATATTGGTCAACATATTTTTAAGCAGAGCATTCTGATCCAGTCCCATGGTAACCGCTATGGACTTTGAGATTTTACCAAGCGCAGAAGCAATAGCCTCCCCTGCTATGATGTTAGCCAACTCCGTAGCCTGTGTGAAAAGTGTGTTTACATCAATGCTACCGTCAGCCCCGACCTTAATCCCATTACTACCTTTTACAAGACCTAGAGACTCTTGCGTGCCTTTCTTTACGCTTATACTACCGTCAGTGCTGACCTCCGTTGTTGTGCCGTCTGGTTTTACAGTTCCCACACTATCAGCCGTAGCTTTACCAGTTCCCTGAGCTGATACCTGCCAATAAGCTGTGTTAGTTGGTAAAGAACCTAACGGCGGTTCTGTGTGTGCTACATAGCTGCTGCCGTCATACTCAACTAAATTAAGTAGACCATACTTTGTATCAGGATCATAAGTCCCCATGGGACGTATCCCTATTGTTCCATATTCTGTAACTGCCATTATGCAATTATCTCCTCTCCATAGAATTTTCCGTTTTCATACCAAAAGCGCATACCTTTGGCTTCTGTATCACTCATGAACTTCATTGTTACAGGATTCACATAGAACCGTGGAATTGTCAATTTTGAAGCTTGATCTACTTGATCTTTTAAACCCTTTATTTGCTGATAATAAGACTTTGCACAATCGCTTTCGCTACCCGGGACACTTCCATCACCGACTGCATATCGTTTCGCTTGCAATGCGCTGGCCTGGGCTTCTACCGCACTCTGCCCAGCCACCGTTTTACTGGCTCCTGCCTCCGTAGCTTTATCTCTTGCCACCTGCTCACTGGTTCCTGCTGCCGTTGCCTTTGCCGTTGTGGTTATAACATCAGCAGCCGTTTGATTTGCCGCCGCCGTAGCCGCCGCCGCCTTTGTAGTGGCGATTCCTGCTTGTGTAGTGGATACCGCTGAACTATCTGCCGCAAGTTGCGCATTCTGGCCGGACGTTGCCGCATCTTCTTTTACCTGACCATAATAATACTTTGCATTATCCGTTTCACTTCCCGGGAAATCCAGATCTCCCAAGGTATACCGTTTTGCAAACTTCTGATACTGGAGAGCTGCATCACGTGCCGACTGTGCATCAAGCATATATTGCCTAAACTCTGTTTGTATAGCTGCGTCCAGTTTTGACATGGTCACAGAGCCGTCCACAATCTGTGCGGTGATGGTTCTGTTTAATATTTTCATGGAAATAGTAGGAGTGCTGTCTACAGAGTAAACAAACCGGGTAAGGTCAATTACTTTCTGTGTACCATCTGCCAGGGTAAGGACCAGCTTATCATCATCTGTGATATCAAAGTTTACAACAACCTTTTCAATGTCCAGATCATAAGTCTTTATTGATCCATTCTGATAGGCTACTGTGAGGATTCCGGTATCAGTATCCACTGTCAGGTCTTTTACCAGTAGATTCATCGCGGACTTATCAGCCTTGCTTGCATCTAAGTGGACAATTCGGTTATCCCCTTCTTTGATACCATTTTCCATTTTCAGCAAATGGGTACGGTTTATAGGAGTCTTCTGCGAAGGCTCATTCTCCCATTGTGTTATGTAATAATAAGGCTCATAAGCCATTAGACTTCACCTCCTGTTCTTGCCGGACTAGCGTTGTTTCGAGCGGTACACGCTCCCACAGTTTCCTCTGTCCCCACTTCTCCAGGCATTCCAGATTCCAATACCTGCGCAATAGCCGCCACCTGTTTGGCATTCTGGATACCTGTTACTGTGACAGCGTTTAACATATATTTCATCTGTAATACCTGATCCTCTGTGAATGTAATTACTTTTTTCATAGCTTCTCCTTTCCAAATTTATTTGCCATATTATCCCAATTCTTCTATACTGTGATTACAGGCCTTGCCCGGCCAAGTACGAAAGAAAGGAGATGATATTATGCGACGATACGATGCTCCATTTAACGGTAAAAGGTTTCTTTTCAACAAAAACACTGGGGAAATTCATGATTTAGATAACGAGGATTCTCAATGCCAAATCAATAAAATAAATCATGATCACATTTACATGGCCGATACATACGAAGAAGCGCAGATCCACAGCGTTCTTGTTGAAAACTCAGGCAATCCCAATGGCTGCTACTACTGCATTCCATCAAAGGACAACGGATAATTTCCAGACCGGGCTACTGATTCTATAATCTCTAGCCCGGATTCCGGTATTTCCATACTTAAATCTCTCTCCAATTCTTTAGCGGAACCAGCTTTCTCTGCCATATCAAATAAAATCCTTGAATATTCAGCTACTCCCGTAATTCCTTTTAGCACCTCAAACTTTGTCATCTCAATTCTCCTTTCAGCATACAAAAAGAGCAAGGAATCAATCCTCGCTCTGTGTAATAGTTATATTTAATTATTCGTGGCTTGTGCAATCTGGCAAGTACTGTGTTGCAATCCACTGGGTAAATTCTGCGCTATCTGCTTTTACAAGGCCGTCTGCTGCGGTTTTCAGGCCAGTGTAATACTCGTAGCCGTCTTTTAATTCCCCGTAACCAGTAAAGGCGTAAAGCACACCGTCAATCTTTGTTGCACCAACCGGAATAGTCTTGTCGTCAAACTCAAAAGACCAGATGCCTTCTGAGGACTGTAACCATTTCCCTGAGTAAGTGTCACGGGTTTTTCGTTGATAGACACCGTCTCTTTTTTCACCCCATACAGTAACAAGACCTCTATTATACCATTTTTCTATAAGTGACTTGTCATAACCTTTGTAAAACTGGACACATAATTCATCGCTCAACCAAGTCCACTTTTTATTTAGAGTTTCATCTTCATAGGTCTTTTCGTTTTGCGGAGTTGGCCACTCTACTTCTCCAGTGTTTTTGTTGTTCATAGCAAATACATTAAAAGAAAATAATGTCGATAATATTAGAGTATACACAATTAATTTATTAATTCTTTTCATTGCTGTAAACCTCCTTTTCAATATAGTTATTATATCCACTATTTTCTTTTAAATCAACCTCCTTTTTTCTAAATTCTAAGAGACGCTAGTCTATTCCATAACTCTATTATATTATGAGCCACGCTGCCCCATTGAGGGCCGTATTCATCACTTAGATCTTTTAAATCAATATCTCCAGTGCTGATGGCTCCATGACCCACTCTTGTTGTAAGACCATTCTTTTTTAATTCAAGCGCCGGTCCCCCATCTATCCATGCACTGGTTGAAAGAACGACTTCTTGATTTGTGCTGAACAATGCGCCATATGTGGCACTTGCCACTCTGAACGATCCAAGGTCTGTATAATTTTGGTTTATACTTACACCGCCCAAATTTATTTCCCCGGCATTAATACCAACAGTCCCTCCTGAGTCAACATAAAAGGTACCGCCACCAATATTAATAGCTCCACCTTCAAAGTAAGCACCGTAGATATTAGAACCCCTTATGTCACCGCTGAAAGTAGCGTTTCCGTTACCGTCCAGTTTGAAATTAGTACTATCAACTATAAGACGATTCCCTGATATCGTAACCTTATCGCTCTCCACTGAAAGCTGGGAGGACACATCACCCTTGCTTACCTTTAGAGATATCTGCTCCGCTGTCTGTATAAACTTGGAATTGGTGTCATTAGCAAGGTTTGTGACAGACAAGGCAATCTGATCCGCTTTTATACTCAAAGACGCTTCTGCCATTGTTGCCCTGGTCACTTCTGCGATAATATTGTCAGCGGTTATTTTAAACTGCGCTTCGGTTTCAGCTTTTAAATCCGTTACTCGAACAGAAACTTCTTCCACAGACTTCTTAATGACAGCCGTTTTTCCTTCAAGCTGTATGATCTGGGTATTGATTCCGAAATCATCACGCCGTTCCTGTGTTCCCTCTGCTTCAAAGGTATCCACCATAGCCTGTATTCCACTTATAGTCCTTTGTAAGCAGTAAGTTTCTATCACATCATCGGACGTATAGCAGATAATGCCATCCCCCGGTTCTAGCCAGGGAAGTGCCTGAGTTACAATCTTGCATGGCCGGTATACCTTTCCACTGATATTACTATGTGCGGTAGCCGCTATATTTAGCAATTCCTGCGCACTTTTGCCGTAAACGAGGAAATTACCCTGTATGGTGTAAGCATTGGTTCCTCCACCGTATGATGCCCCCACGTCCCCCTCTTCCTGCCTGATCTGTACCCTGTCAATTCCGTATACCAGAAAATCCTCGTAAGTGGTGCCCGACGGGTTGTAATGTGACAGCGTTTCTCCCTCTAATTCAGAAGGAAACAAGTCATCGGCCGGGTGAAGTTCTTCTGACGGAAACAGCCCGGACGCACCTAGGAATACATACTTAAATCTCCCGGTAACATCAATCTGGCCAAAGCACCCATTTATCTCACAAATAGCTTTAATCACGTCTCTTCCCGATAATTGAGAAGGGGTAACGGTCTTTGTTATCTGCATATCGTCAAGCGGAAGTGTAATATTTCTCTGCTGAATACCGATATATTGAAAAAGGGAATCCCGAAACTGTTTTAAAGTCGTCGGAAACGTAAGCCCCTGGTACCATACAGATACATCAGAATCAAATTCCCTCATACGATCATAAGCTACTATTTTTCTAAGCCTACGATCTGCCTGTCGTACGAAACTGTCTACCTTATATATTCCCAACATCATTTCGTATCCGCTTACCTCCACAGACACAGTGAACCATTTTCCAGTAAGGTCCATAGATATATCTGCCACAGTGATCTCCACCTTTGCAGCATTGCATTCTCCAAAGATTAAAGATTCGCTGGAACACAACATCTGTGTAAGTGAAAAGGATTCAAAGTTGATCTGCGAAGGAGTTATTAACAACATTGGAGCATCATCAACAGGAAACAAATTATCAGATGGCCACACCTCTTCACCAGGATAAAGGAAATTTATATTTTTATCATAAAACCTAAGATTTAGCATCTTGACCGTTCCCTCAATGGTGTTATCCCTTCGATACAACGCTTTTATTTCTTCTGGTATGTTAAGCACATCCTACTCCCTTCTTAATACTCAATCATGGCAATTCGCACGGGCTTATAACGTATGTCACCGCTTACCTTATCAACATCATAAATATCATATTTGGGATCTGGGCTATAGAACTTCCCAGACTTATATTCTGTATCCCAATATTCCAGAGTGTACTCATCACGATTCTTTAAGATACTTTCCAGAGCCGCCCTGTCAGCATCGTGTAGGAGTTTGGTTGTAAATTCTATTTTTGATGGTTTATGGGGCAGGATATTACGGTGCAGATACCCCGTGCTGTCTCGGTAAGAATCTTGATCCTGCCTTTGATTAGGCGTAATGGAAAAACTCCCGAACGAAATTAAATCATTCGGGAATATAACTCCATCAACCTTTAATAGATACCCCATGTAGGACATAGGCATCACTCTCCTTATTATTAATATGACGTTCCAAGCTGCCGGCCAGTGTGCTGCTTGTAATCAGAGGCACCTGCTTTCCAAAGACCTACAATATCGTCTTTGTTCACACTAGGCTTCGCAACGATGGCCCTTAATAGCTCATTTTGTTCTCTTAGCAACTGGTTCTGTTCTGCATTGGCCACAGTTACTGCCGTTGCAATTCCATCAGTAATCTGATCATTGTTTGCTACTGCGGTTCTATTTCCAATCCGGCCAACAAGCTCAGGGCCAGACTCACGGGCCATAAACATTTCACCTGTAGTTGGATATCCACCAGAAGCAAAGCCCGGTATGTTTGGGATTTTAAATAGCTGGAAGGAACCGCCTTCTACGATGGTCTGACCAGCAATCTCTACGCTGTCCCACTGGAACTTCATTTTGTCATTCAGCCAGTCTATAAACTTGTTAAACAGGCTACGAGCTCCAGCAATCGCATTACTGAATGTGGTTGTAAATGCATCTGGCACCTTTGACATGATACCTTTCCATTTCTCCAAGGTAAACCAGGGGCTTACGTCTTTATCCCACCAGCTTGCTATGCCTGACTTCCATTGTCCCACGGTATCGTCCCATGTCTTTTTAAGTACATCCTTTATGGTTCTGTATAACTCACTCCATTTCTGTGCTGTAAACCAAGGTGCAATATAACTTGTGTACCACTCATTTAAAGCAGTGGTCCATTCGCCAAAGGTGTTTTTAAAACCTTCCACGATACCAAGCAATATAAACGCTCCGTAAGGTTTCATTTCAGCCGCAGGGGAATGAATACCAAACACACTACATATTCCCTCTACAATCCAGTCCAGAAGGTCCCCAATCGGTTCTAGCAGAAAGGCAAATGCCCCACTGATTCCTGCGCCGATTCCCAGGACAATATCCATACCTATCTTATACCATGCTTCATTGCCGGAAAACGCTCGGGTAAAAGCGTCCTCTGCTGTTTGGAATAAGCCTTGCATTGTATCCCAGTTAAAGATTTTATCACCAATGGTTTTAAGAACGCTCTTTCCGTCAATCACAATACCATTGAGCGCACCAATAATAGCCCCAACAATGGCTCCCGCCACTGTTCCAAGTCCAGGTATCCAGGATCCGGCCACCGCGCCAGTAACAAGTCCAGCCACTAGATTTCCAAAAAATCTTGTCACCCAATCTGGGAGTAACTTATCTAGTCCATCATTGATCCAGCCCAGTATGTCCACTACAATCATTTCAAGAGCAGGGCCTCCGCTTTGCATTATGGCTGGTAATCCATTGATTGCAGTAAGCAAGCCAGAACCTATCTTACCAACGGCCCCAACAAAAGACGATAGCTTAGGAAAGTACACTGCAAAGGCTTCTCCCAGCGTTCCTGCTCCACCGCTCACTATAGATATCATTTCTGCAAGGTTTTTAACAAAGCCAACAATCTTAAGACCAGACACAAAGGTTGCAAAACCTTTAATAGTCCCCATAATACTAGCAACGGTCTTAAATCCTGCTATGGCTGTTACGATAACTCCTAGGGCGTATCCAATCCGCTCGGCCTGATCTGGATCAATCGCATTTAGTGCTGAGGCAATTCCATTTAGTCCTCCTGGTACCACTGCATTGATAAAATCCGCACCAATGTCTAGCAGATCACGGAAGAACTTTAAAAGGCCGGTTCCAACTCCTTCTGCAAACGGCTCCAACGCTTTCCAAAAGTTCTTAAGCGCCTCATTAATCTTTGGCCAGTCTATTTTCATCAGGAAATTATTAATTGCATCTATAAACATCGGGAGTCCGGTGCCTAAAGCCCATTTACCCAGCGGTACTAAAAACTCATGGTAAAAATCTTTTAGCCCAGTCCAGACAAAGGTTCCAAGCTTTGCAAGACCTTCATTCCACAGCCGTTCCAATGCCACCCTAGTGGGTTCTGCAGCATCTTTGATGGCATCTACTATGTCTTTAATCTTTTGCGCTGACGCTTCTAATGCAGGATTGACCGTAACACCTGCAAACAGTTCACCGGATAAATTTCCTAAGTCCGGTGAACCTCCACCGCCTGATCCACCATCTTTTTCGCTCCCAGAACTCAAATTGTTAAGTTCATCGAATGCGCTAAGCTGCTTATTCATTTCCTTAGCTGACTTAGCGGCACTTCCCAGGTTATCCGCTACTGCTCCTGAGGATCCGGCAGCGTTTTCCATGGTACCAGCTACATCGTTTCCACCGCCTCCACCTGCATTACCAAACAGAGCCGATGTGAAGGCCTTGAAATAGGCTGCCATCGTCTGGAGCTTAGAAAGTACGATATTGATTACCTGGATTACAGGGGTAAAAGCGTTTATAAGCCCTTGCCCAATGGTTGCTTTTAGAGCATTAAACCGCTCTGATAGAATACGGACCTGATTCGCCCAGCTTCCTGATGTACGGGCAAAGTCCCCTGTTGCAAAACGAAGCTTTTCTTGTACAAAGGCGTACCGAAGGGCCACTTTTTCTGCCTCTGACATTTTTTTTGTCACTTTTCCATATCCATTTTCAAGGGCATAGGCATCTAGGGCCGCTTGGGTCATGACTATGCCTAAATCTTTTAAGGTTTCAGTCTCACCTGTAAAGACGCTCTTTAATTTTGTAAAAGCCTCCGACTGGCTCGTGTCATAAAAGGAGGCGACATCGGCAGCCAGACCAGTAAGGGTCATACCCATGGAGGCCGCTGATTCCTCCGTAAAATTAAATCCTCTCGCCATGGAGGAGAATACTCCGGCATATCGTTTTGCGGATATTTCGGACATTCCGAATTTTTCTATTGCATTCTTAGCAAAAGAATCAATCCTACCTTCCATGCTGGGGACCGCCTGTTGTATGACGTTATCTACCTCGGCTAACTGCGAGCCTAAATCAATGCACGACTTACCAAAGGCAACAATGGCGGTAATGCTCAAAGCGGCCGCCACAACTCCGGCAATCTTTTTAAAAGAGGATGCAATCTTTGCAGTTTGACGTTCTACATGAGCTGCGGTATTGGTTGTTTGCTTCTTAACTTTCTCCAGTTCATCACGGTAAGGCTTTGTATATGCCTCAATGATTACCTGGAGCTTTTCAAGCGTCATGCCGTCCAGCTTTACCACCTCCTGCCTTGGCATGGTTATGGCGGTGTGCATAGTCTATCATTTTAGCTTTGTACACCGCCAGTTCGTGCTCCTGTCTTTTCTTTTCTGTGCTTGCGCCATCCGCCTCAAACAGTTCCGGAAAATAATCCCATAGATCTAAGACTTTATTGTCCTTTGAGCCATTTACGACAAGACTTACATATTGGGCTATGTCCTGCGCCAGAAAATGCTTTTCAATCAGCCGTTGTTTCATTTGACTGCGCTCTTTTCTCACAGAGCTTTCTAAAATATCGTTTATCTCTCCCAAAGAGAGAGTCCAAAAACGTTCTGGCGTTATCCCGTGATTTAATGCAGCCGGGTAAACATCATTGATAAAGTCCGAATAGGTTTGCTCTACATAACCTCCTTGGCTTCCTCCAGCTTCCGATCCACTTCCGTCTGCTGGTCCTCCGAGAAAAAACCGGATACAGTAAAAATAGGAATTAGTACGTTAGTCAGGAAGGAAAGCTGTGTTCCTCCCTCTTCGCAGTATTTATCAAACATATTTTGCACATCGGTATACTTGATGCCGTGCTCCCAAGTTTTCATAGCTCCCTGAGCAACGGTAAGCATCATGGCCAGAGGAGGCATTCCTCCAGAGTTTTGGAGAATGTTCATTAAGTTACATTTAAACTTATCTTCTAACTGGCAGATTACCGCAGTGGTAAGTTTTAATTTATACTCCTTTCCTCCCACTTCCCAATAAGCAAAGGGAGCACGCTTTGATTTTGTAGCATCCCCTTTCTTTTCTTCGCTTACTACCTTCTCATCATCTAATCCATAATCCATTATGTATTACCTCTCTTTCTTTTTTTCTTATTCCCCGGTTGGGTTATCAACTTCGATATCCGTTTGTAATCCAAGAGTAAGCGTAAACTCAACGGCTGCATTTACACCACCACCACTAACCTTTACGCTACACTGTGCATCAAAATGGAATTTTGTACCGTCTGGAAATGTCTGCTCAAAGGATACTATTTCCTTAGCGTCTGACACAGCTCTAAGTGTTCGGTACGAAGAATTTGTACCATTTTCCCATATGAACTTATAGGCCAGATCACCAGGATCACCGATTCCAAGTTCTGAGCGTTTCATTTTGGCATCAAGAGGAGTGTTGTCTACCTTCTCTGGATCCACTCCAAGTTCAGGAACTTCCTTAAGTCCTGCTAGAATAGAAAAAGCAGATCCCCCTATTTTCTTCATGCCAAGTGTTATGCCATTTGTTAACATTTATCTGTCTCCCTTCTAATAGCTGTGATAGACCTGCCTGGTCTTTACATCAATTACCATTTCATATCTCAACTGTTTATGCTTCAAGCCGCTAGGATCCTCTACGTCCATACACTGGGTACGTTTAAGCCCGAGAGCTGCAATGGCTTTATCAACTGCCACGGCTGCCACCGAGGTACTCTTCCTAGCCCAAATATCAATGCGGTACCGGCAGTATGCTTTTTGCTCTTCCATGTCCGTATATTCCATGACCTTGTTATCCTCTTCCATATACTGGATAGCAAGATCCTGCTCCCAATCTCTGGGGTAGAAGTCCGTCACGTTTTCCGTAACGGTACAAAGAGCGGCATATACTTCATCTTTTATATTAATCAATCCTTTACCGCCTTTCTAATCTCTCTTGCCAGGTAATTCTTAATGTTACGAGTTGCCCGCTCCTCATTGTTTTTAAGAGCAGGATACATAAACGGCTGTGCTGCCTGGCCAGAACTTTGATAAAAGCGTCCCTCTGGCGTATCAATGTAAAACATGTGATACTTCTCAGCCGTAGCTGCATCGATCTGGCTTTCATGGATCCACCAGGGGGACTGTGAATAGGATGGAGAAACAGAAGGGGAGATTCCTGCGTGATCCGCTTCTCCAGCCGGGCCGGTACCAAACTCCACATAAAGGGCATGCTTTTTATTGGTATACATAATCCCAGTTACTTTGCCATCCTGCACTTCCGTATCAGTCATGATACTTCGCCTTAGTTCTCCATCATTGACCGGACACATTAACCTTGCCTCACCCTGCACCATTTTGATAGAGGTTCCTACCGCCTTTTCCATGCTCTGGCCCACTACTTGTGTGGCAAGAGTACCGTACTTCTTCATCAGCTTATCAAGCCCTTTGATATTTCCTGCCATTATATTTTCTCCAATTCCATGTAGAGGTGCCGGTATGGCCGGATTGCTATGATCTTATAATCCGGATTTGACTCCCCGTGAACATAAAGACAAACTCCATCACCTTCCCGAATTGCCTTAGAACCGAAAAGATAGCTGATCTTACCCTTAGCATCTGTCTGCACCTTGTACTCTCCATCAATCCGGCAGTTACGGATGTAAGAAAGCTTTTGCCCATACATTTCAGCTTGGAGTTTTCCTCCAGCGGGCCAAACTTCTGCGGTAATGGGGGTTCCTGGGTCATACTCTATAAATGAGTTGCCCTCACTATCCTTTTTCGGGACTGCTGCCCTGTGATGGTACTGTTTCAGCCGACTCCTTTTTAATCTCATAGGCTTTGCCTCCTATCCGTACCAACCGGTAACGGTCAAGTACACCAAATATGTGCTTGGGAGCAGCTTCAAAACTGTAACTTTCCCCGCCTTCGCTTCGGCTGGACTCTCCCTCTGTTCCCATGCGATTAAGGGCAATCACAGCCAGATCACGAACTGTTTTCTGTAAAGTTGGAGGAAGCTCCGTCCGGTTGGTGTAGGAAAGGACAAAGTCCTTAGCATCTTCAAGCAAAAGGGAGAGCAATTCTCCATCACTCTCCCCGGTAAGCTTTTTCAGTTTTTCAACATCTTCCATTTATTCCACTTCCTTTAACACGGCAAGTAAATCATCTCTATTTAGAGAAGAAGCTCCTTCAATACCCTTTTCCTTTGCTAATGCCTTTAATTCAGGTACGGTCATATTCTCAAGATTTTTTTCCGGATCTGGTGGAATTTCGGGTTCTGCCTGTTTCCCAGGTTCTACCTCCTTAGCTTCTCCCAGCTCTTTAAAACCATCTGCAATAAGCTTTGAAGCTTTAACATCGTCTTCAACAATTCTTTCAACATTTCCTTTTATCAGCCTCATGAGGTACCTCCTTATTCTTTTGGTTCTTTAACATTTAAGTAAATAGAATCCAGCTTATTGTCCAGTACCCAGATATCATGGAAACGTCTGTAATCCATCTGCCATGCGTTAAGATTCTGGTTAATGGTCGGATCAAAGATTCTCATAATATCCTGCTTTGTAATTGCAATAGGAGTTGTGCGAGGCAGTACCATGAAATTGATGTTTTTTGCTGTCGCACCTTTTACATATCCTCCCTGCTGCTGGCCAGAAGTCTTGCCGTCATAAATAGTAATAGCAGTGTACATTCTGTTGGAAGGTGTAGAAATAATCGGAACACCATCTACAGAAGGAACTGCGGTATCGATGCCGCCTTTGGCAAATGTAGTGTTAATGATTTTTCCGGTTAACTCCATCTCTAATTCCATGATAAAATCAGGAGTAGCATGGATCACCAGCGGGCCATTGTATAATTCACGGATCGCCTTAATACCTTCTTTAACCTTGCGGAGTGCGGATGTTCCGGTTGCACCTGGTATATATCCGTAAGAAACCATTCCTGCTTTGTTGGCTGAGATCGTTTCACTTGCAATCTTCGATATACGGTATGCGTCGATCTCCGGTACCACATACATGCGCTGGAATTACTGCGGCGGCAGTGGAAACAAAATTGTTTTCGTTAATATCAACCGGATCAAGCTGGAACTTACGACCTCTGTCCTGTGTCATTTTACGGGTTTCGTATTCTAAAGTAACTCCACCCTGCTGATACCCATTATCACGGTCATAGTCACCCATGCCCTGTACGGTCATTTTAGGAATCTTTACCTCTGCCCCTCCATTGTAAATCACCTGTCCGGCATTGGAATCCATCCAACCGGTAACAGCCTCCTGAATTGCTACTTTATCCAGGGTGTTCTGAAATAAGGTTGCTGTTGATAATGTGTTAATTGCCATAATGTTTTATCTTCCTTTCTTATACGGTTCCCATCATCAGGGCTTCGACCTGCTTTGCAAGGTCTGTTTCTTCCTGCGATGTTGCTTTTTTCGGTGGCTTACCACCTTTTAGTTTCTCTTCTACCGCAGACTGTACCGCCTCCTGAAAGGCTTTTTCTACGGCTGCTATGGATTTGTTGCAAGAATCTGCATCAGTGTAATTTAGCACCTCTGCAAGCCCTACAGGAAGTTTCTTTTCTGACAAAGTGTTCTTTGCCTCTGCCATGAGCTCTCGGCGTGTAATACCTACTTCACGATCCTGGAGATCCTTTTCTTGCTTCTGACGTAAATATGCTTCCCTTTCTTCCTTATTCATTTTTGTAAGCTTCTCAGCCTCGGACAATTTATCATCCATCAACGCGGACCACTTATCCTTAGCAGTGCCTAAGGCCTTCTGAATTCTGCGATCAAATTCCGCTTGATAACTTCCGTCTTTTAGGATTTCATCAAAGGTCTTTGTTTTGGGAGGATCCTGTTCTTTTCCTTCTCCACCAGTCCCACCTTCTCCAGTTCCTTCTTTTCCCGGCTCACCTGATCCATCGCCTTCGCCACCTTCTGCGCCGGCTCCGTCTCCATCATGACCAAAGAAT